ATTCAGAGAAGTTAATAACTCTGTACGAGTTTCACTAACGAAAGTCCTCAAATCATTTACCGTTGTGGTAAGAGTAGTACTCAAATTAGTGAAAGACTGCTGTAGGTTATCATCCCCCTGTTCACGCAAATTCTTTTCGGCAGTAAGCTTATTCTCCAATTCGGTAAGCTTAGCAGTCATAGTTGCAGCGAAGTTGGGGTCATCGCCTAATGCCTTAGCAATCTCTGCTAGAGTATCAAGTACTTCAGGTGCAGAACCAATAATCTTTTGAATTGCCTCTTCTACTTGTTCGGCATTCTGGAAATCCGAGTCGTTGAGCAATTCTGATACCTTTGTGATGTAGTTAGCATGCTCCTTAATGCCATCAAGTTTAGCATACAGAAGGTCAGTAAAATCATTTGCCGAAAGACCTTTACCATCTACCTTGTCTACCTTCTTATTATCCATTGCCTGGTCTGCAGCAGTACGGTCTGCCTTTTCCTGAGCAATAGCATTATTAATAAGGGTATCTTGGTTAGCACGTTCTGTAGCTTCCTTATCGATATTAGTCTGTAACAGAGTATCACCTGCCAGACGATCATTTTTCTCAGTAAGGATATCTTGGTTGATAGCAGCCATGTCATCCTTATGGTTCTGAAGATTAGTATCAATCTTTGCCTCAAGAGAAGTTTCCTTGGCCATTGCCCGGTCTTTCTCTGTATTGATTGCAGTGGTATTATTCTTAACCTGCTCTTTGAGGTCATTCATAGCAGTCGTATTACCTGCTTCTAGAGTATCAATACGAGCTCCCAATGCAGTATCAGCCGCAGCTCTGTCCGTTTTCTCTTGGTCAATCTTGGTATTCAATTTACCTACCTCTGATTCCAAAGCTTGCTTGGTGTTATCCAACTTAGCCGTGAATTCTGTAGACAAGGCTTTATCTGCAGCAGTACGGTCTGCTACTTCTTTGTCAAGATTTACCTGAAGAACTTGGTCTGCTGCGGTTCTTTCGACACGTTCGGTATTGAGGTCAATATTTACATTATCGATACGAGAACTCAAGCCACTGTCTGCATTGGTACGGTCAACGATTTCCTCGTTAATCATATCCTTAACTTCCTTGTAGTTATCACCTACAGTCTTAGTTAAGTTAGTGATAGCTTCTGAGTTTCTTTCTATATCGTGCTGATTAGTAGCGATGGCAGTAGTATTCGCATTAACCTGTTCCGTAAGTTCATTACGAAGAGTGTTAATAGAATCCTGAATGCTCAAAGCCAATTCTGAAACACGTTTGTTTACGTTATTCAGACTTACGGTATAAGCATCATCAGCAGTCTTTCTGTCGGCAATTTCCTTATCCAAACTTGCCTGGATTGCAGTATCTGCATCTTTACGGTCTTGGATTTCTTTGTTCAAGTTATCCTTAACCACATTAAGAGCAGTATCACTTGCAGTGGATTTATTGTCGATGTATTCTTTCAGTTTAGTTTCAAGAGCAGTATCTGCAGCAATACGGTCTGCTTTTTCGGTAGCTACTTCTGCACTGTTTGCAGCATCACCAGCAATACGATCTTCCTTCTCTTGGTTAATCTCCTCAGTTAAGGCAGCTAACTTCTTAGTGATAGTTGTAGCAAAATTGGGGTCATTACCAAGGGCATCAGCAATTTCCTTCAAGGTATCAAGTACCTCAGGAGCAGAGCCTACGATTTTCTGAATAGCAGCGTTAACTTGCTCTTCATTTTGGAAGTCCATATCATTAACCAACTCAGAGAGCTTGGTAATGTAATTGGCTTTCTCTTCGATACCGTCAAGCTTAGCTTTGAGAATATCCGTAAAGTCATTCTTAGTCAATGAATAACCTTCACGTTTATCTACCTTCTTATTATCAAGAACCGTATCTGCATCTTTACGAGCCTGAGTTTCAGTAGCAATAGCTTCCAACAATTGAGCTTTATCTGCTTGACCTTGGAGTTTTACATCCTCAATCTTATGGTCCAAAACCAAATCCTGAGCAGCACGAGCAGTAGCTTCGGAATCAATATTATTCTGAAGTACCTGGTCTGCAGAGGTACGAGCTTGAGCCTCTTGGTCAATCTTACCTTGCAAAGCATTATCTGCATTGGTACGGTCAGCTACCTCTTTAGAGATTTCGTTGTGGAGAACCTGGTCCTCAGAATGACGGTCTACTGCTTCCTGGTCAATCTTACTCTGCAATGCTTGAGTATCTGACTGGCGATTAGTGATTTCCTCATTAATCTTCGAATCCAGAATAGTATCTGCATTCGTACGATTAGATACTTCTTCAGCAATCTTAGCTTCAAGGGCAGCCTTGTCGTTGATATGAAGAGTTTTGAGCTCATTTACACTTTCTTTGATTTCGTTATCGGCAGCGATACGTTCGTCCTTTTCTTGTTGGATGAGGCTCTTAAGTTCATCCTTAATCTCATCGCTCTTATCGTTTACCTTATCATTGAGGTCCTTGATATCTTCGGCATTCTTATCTGCCTTAGCTTCTACCCGGGCAATGTCAGCTTTCAAATCTGCCTTAACCGTATCAATCTTATTGATTAACTGTTCAGCAGCATATTTCAAGTTGTCATCTACCGCAGCAATAGCAGCACCCAATGCAGCTTCTGCTTCCTTAGCACGATTAATCTCTTCACTAAGAGAAGTACGAAGCTCGGTAAGTTTATTAGTGATAGTAGTTGCGAAGTTGGGGTCATTACCCAATGCTTCTGCCAACTCCTTAAGAGTATCAAGTGCATCATCAGCACCATCAACCAGGTCACTGATTGCCTTCTTAACATCCTCTTCAGTTTGGAACTTGAGGTCATTTTCAAGCTCTGAAACTTTAGTGATGTAATTGGCTTTCTCCTCGATGCCATCCAGTTTAGCCTTAAGCTCGTCTGTAAAGTCATTCTCGGATAAGTCATAACCTTCTCTCTTATCTACCTTATTCTTGATAGAAAGTACGAAGGCCCAGAACTCATTAATAGTTCCGGCAAAGCCAGCACGAACAAAGTCATCGTAGTAACCCTGTAACAACCGCTGGTCAATTTCTTCGCAGGTATAATACTTACTTACATACATATTTTTAAAAATTTAAGGATTAATTACTGCACGTTGACGACCCAGTAGGAATTCAGAGTCTATATCTCTGAAAGGTTCTCCTTCTGAACCGCAGAAAGCATTCTTTGGTACATCTGGGTTTTCTGGGTCTACATCTCCACCGTCCTCAATATCTCCCCGTATGCAAGCATAATCAGGAAGCCTATTTACCCGGAACTTAATTACCTGGCCAATACCAGGATGAGGTATGATCTTATCCCAAATATCCCCGAAGTAATCTTGAAAGCAGGTGACAAATTTGTTTCCGGTCATCGATTGAAATGCCGTTACATCATTGCCATTACCTTTCATTTCAATATGAACTCCAGAGGTACCGTTAAGGATAACCAAGTTACTATCAAACCAAATTCCGTTGTTGGTAGTAATTGGTGTCCACCTCAGTACTAACATCTTTGCCATATACTTTATTTTTTATTCTACAAATTCTACTTTTATATCTCGGTCTCTCTTTAGGATAACCATGAAAACCAAAGCCTCATCCTTAGCTTGAGCCGTTTGAGTATCACCTGATGGCTTATAAACTATACCGTTGATTACAAACCTATCCTGTTCCCAATTAAAATCCCAATAACCCTCCGGTGTAAGATAACCGATTTGTTCTATATAAGATTTAGAAATTAGTATTGATAAGTTTTCATCATCCAATTCTCCAGTGATAGTTGCCTTATTGATAGGCCAGTTTCTGAAAGCATTGTAGTAACATAATGCTTCGATTTGGATGTTATAATATTTAGGTATACTATCCTCAGCATGGCTGAGAAGTTGGTTAACGTTTTTTGCCCAAGTGATGGTTTGTCTACCAGCATCCCAATCTAAGAAGTCAGTGATAATCTTCTTGTATCTATCCCAAGAGCGGTTCTTTACCATTCTCCAGGGTTCTTTTGTCATAACTCGGTAAGGATTGATTTATTACCACCTTTCACAGGAGTACTTGGATTAGGTCCATCCAATACACCTGGTTGCCTTCGGTTAACTACTCGAGGAACTACTGTTCGTGATACAGCATCACAGAATGGCAGATATATTTCCAATCTTGAAGCTAACATACAAAGGTTCTTTCTTAATTCATCTATTAAGCCACCCGGTTGCATTGCTTGAGAAAGTGTTTTCCATAATGAGCTTGCAGCTTCTGCCAAGGTGTCGTAATATTGAACTTCAGTAGGCCCAGTAGTGATTTGTTTAATCCTATCACCTCGGGCAAGTTCAGGTTTAGAAGTACCATCACCGGTTTGCTCTTTGGTAGATGTAATTTGACTTAGATATTCGGAAGTACTTGTCAATAGATTAAGTATCTTCACATTAAGAAAGTCCCATGCTGCCAATTCCATTATTAATTGGTTTTCTAGTGCTTCATACCATAATTCATCAGTATATTTATCTGGTGCTATTGCATGGTTTACTAGTGGCCCAATATAATATTGCCATTTAGTGATGTATATAGATTTCTCTTCCCTGGTCATACCATCGGATATTTCTGAAGGTATGTAGTAATCGATTAAGTTATATATTGTATCGGCTAATGCCGTATGACCATAATCACAAACTACCAGAGTCTTATCTACGGTAAGGTCTAAACCGGCAGAGTTAGTTACGTGTAAGGTAACTGTATAAAAACCGGGAGTTTCATAAGAATAGGAAACATGTCTTCCACCATTGAAAACCTCTCCCTTATCATCGCCAAAGTCCCAGTCAAAAATAGATTTGGCCGGGACTTTGGATATGACTCTGAATGAAACTTCCAGACCTGACGTAACGTACAAAAAGTCTAGATTGTCTTTCATATTAGTCTGTCTTATGTAATTTTCATAGACTACCCTTTAGAAGAGGATTCAAAATCTTCCAGCAAAGCCTGCAACAGAGTCTCTACTGTATCGTTCGGTTCTGCTTCGATTTCGTGGAGTTTTGCAACCAACTTCAGTTCCTCAAGAGAGTAAGCCTTTGCAATTTTTTCCAAAGTCATGCCCTTTTTGAACTGAGCAGTCAATCTCTTGTCCATCTTTTCGATGTCGGCTTCCGAATACTTTTCGATATCGGTTTTGTCGGCAACGATAATCAGATGACCTGCAGCGATAGCCTTTTGGATTTTCGGTGATCTCCATTGACGGCGGCTGAGTTCTTTATCTTCTCCTTTACATACGGTAATCCCCGTTGATTGGTCATGAAAACTGTAAGCTCTTGGTCCCACAGTTACTGTATATTTTTCTTTAGCCATATTTTCTAAGATTTAAAAAGTGATAAAGAGAGGATAGGCTTTTTAGTTCCTACCCTCCCTTGGGAATTTATATAGATAAAACCGGACTACCTTATTCAAGGTTTACCATCAAGTAAGGGTCAACGTTCATGAATTCGGGGAATCCATTTTCGCTAAATCTCTTGTCGGCAGCCAGCAACAGAGTTGCATCCTGGTACATCTTAGAGAAACCAGTAGTCAAGCTAGCGTAGATTGCTTGAGTTTGGTTAGAAACGATTCTCTCTGATTCCAGCATCAACTGACGAGCAGTCAGCTTAATCAAAGCAGCAGATGTATCAATCAGCAACAGCTGTTGGTCTGGAGTACCCGGGTGGATGTAGAAGTCGGCATTCTTGGGAACCGGAGACTTCACATTCAGTGTAGCTTCAGTTGTACCAGAGTGACGGTCTTTAAATTCCGGCAAGTTCAACATTTCGATTGCTTGGTCTTCACCACCAATCATTGTCTGGAAGTTACGTCCCATACGAGCAGCACGTACCCAGATATGCAGAAGGTCTTTGTAAGTGATACCGTTGGTTGTTTCGTATACACCAATTACCGGGGCAGACTCAGAGCCATCAGGGTTGTTACCATTGATAGCCACGTCCATAGCCAGAGTATCCAGAGCATAACCCAACTGAACACCAAAGTCACGAAGGTAGATTCCCAGGACATCGAGTGAAACATAGTTACGAACTTCGTCAGTAAGTTTGAAGCCTTTTCCGATTTTGAAGAGGCTAACTGATTTCTGTCCGAAGCTAACATCACCCAATGGGATAGTTTCTGCCTCGTTAACCTTTGCAGGTGCAGCATCCGACATGTTAACCATCGGCATGATTGCTTGCAAACCATTGATAGGTTGGTCTGATGCAATGATGTTCGGATAGAACGGTGCCTGGCGCATACCCAGAGTGATAGCCGAGCGAATGATTTCCGGAACAATCCAACGAACATTCTGCTGAGGCATAGTGAAGATATTCTGCATGGTATCAACTTTCGGATTGATACCCATCTTTTCGAACAGTTCATCTTCGGAAATACCCCATTTACCGGTAACCAACTCTCCCAAGGTAATTTCTACAGGCTTCTTTTCCTGTGAACCGGAACGTACAGCTTCCAAGCTTCTTACCATTTCCGGCAGCTCATTCATAAAATCCTGAGCCTTCATTTTTGTAATATCAATTTGTCCCATAATTTCTTTTTGGTTTAACGGATGAGTACTTGAATTACATCATTTGCCTCATCTGCAGGAGTGATGGCAATGAATTGTGATTCATCTGTAGCGGCTTCAGCGATTGTGAAACGGTCATGCAAGAGGTCTGCAGTTGGGTTAATGTAACCACAATCTAGAGCTTCTTTTGCAACCCAATTCAAAATCATATAGCCTTGAACTGCTACGGTTACTTCTACTGGGAAGTTACGTTGAGGTTGGTAAGCAGGATTGACATTGTCAGTTACTGCTATACCCAGATATACCTGGCTACCAGCACCACCCGGGATAAACGGTTCAATCAAACCGTCAGTACCCAAAGCAACTGCCATGCCCTGTACAATCTTTGTGTCAGCCTTTACATTGAAGGCTTGGTGCAATTTGTGTGATTCACTCTTGTAAATCACCGCTCTCGGAGTTCTTTCTCCAAAGAGAGTCATTTGCTGAGGATCGTTTACGATTTTAGTCATAACTCTAAATATTTATATGATAACTTACTTGATTTTCTTCTTGTACAGACTGTCGAGTACGCTGCCGGTTGAAGAAGGTTCTTGGTTCTGGGTAGTGTCTTCGGTTCCAGTCTTACCCTGAGTGTCATCTTCGCTTACAGAAGAAGCACGGTTAACGTCCTTAGAACCGCATTTTGCACAAGTGAGAGGGAACTTCTCTTCCAAGCGAGCTTGGTAATCCTTAGTCAAGGAAATAAGAGTAGTGATGCCAGTAGTTTCTGCATTGAGCATCGTAACGATTGTCTCATCTGCATTTTCACCCATCAACTTCTTGTAGGTTCCTACGGCATTCTCACGGAGAGAAGCAATGTGATTTTTACCTACCGTTGCCATTTCTGTCAAGTTTGCAACCTGAGCATTCAGATTAGTAACCTGTTCCGTAAGAGAATTTTTCTCTGTAGTAAGGTTATCAACAGAAGTTTGCAATTCGTTTCTGGATGATACCAAATTCTGAATCAAGGATACCGCAGCTTCCTGGGACATCTCTTGACCTTCTCCCAAGGTAAGCATATCCTTACCAAACAGAGATTCGAGAAATTCTTGTAATTCTTTGTTCATATTTTCTTTATTATTGGTTTTTGATTTCTCATCGCCTTCTTGGTTATCATTAAAAGAACCTTGAGTATCGTCCTTTTCCTGGAAGGATGAAAAGTCTGATTTGTAATCAGTGAAGAAGTATTGCTTGGATTTATCATCCCGGTATTCTTCGTAGGATGACCAAGTTCTTTTGGCAAATGTAGGATTGATAATTTTACCATCAGAACCAATCTTCTGGGCAAATGAATCAGCACCATGAGATACCAAAGAAGTTTCCATATACCGAACCACCTCGGTAACAACTCTTCGTACCATAACTCCCTTAGAGTCATAAGTACCCAGTTTTTGGTAGAATTCACCATCCTCCATACCTGGATGAGATTTGTCCCATTTAAACTGTACTGTAACAGAGTTACTGTGAATTGAAGGAGGTTCCATAAGAATGCCTCTAGCAATTCTTGGGTTTGCCTTACCATCAATCTTCAGAATACCATTGATACCTCCAGGGATAGTGAAGCTACCATCCTTGTAAGCCTCTTGCCACATTACTTGAGATACAGCACCAATTGCATTACCAATGTTAGTTTCATGGTCGCAATTTACTGTTTGCCCAAGTAACATCTTCATAGAAGCTTTGAGTACTCCATTTTGACCGAAGTCTGTCGGATTCCAGTTCTTAGATACAATCGTTTCCGAAAGTAATCTGAACATTGGTTCGATAAATTCTTCGTCCTTGGGAGTAAGTTCTGATTTATCCAGGTTAGGATAATAGGTGTTGTAATCTATATCCCCTCCCCAAAATCCAAATTGAGCAATGGTGTCCGGTGTAGGATTCTTCCATTTGTAATAATTCTCTGAGAAAGTCTGAGCCCCAACTGCTTCTGGGATATACCCAGCCATGATGGTATGGCCCTGACCTATCGTCATTGAATCAAGATGCTCTTTGTTTTTCTTTGTAAATTTACTCATCTTGGTTTAGTATTTTGGTCCCCACGAGAAGGAGCCGGGTTATTCTTATCTCTTGACCTACGAGCAGATTGGTTTTTATCATCCTGCCTTTGTTTTTTCTTGGTACCTTCTTGTGGGTCACCTCCACCCTTAGAGAATTGGTCCTCAAGTGAAACTCTTGGTTCATTCTCATCTGGGGAATCATAACCCATTTCCCAAGCATATTGTTCCTGGCTAATAATACCTGCTTTGTACAATAAGTCAAGGTTCTGTATCTTATACTGACGACCTTGTTGGATTTTGACTTCATCAGAAACTGTAGAAGTTCCCCAATCAATCTTCATCCCCTTATTATTAAAGCCTGCCAGACGGAGTTCTAGAGAATAAAGTCTTTCCAATACATAAGCAACAAGCATTTGTATATTTTTTAACTGGCTAATCATCTTAGACAGCATTATGCCCGTTGCACCTTCACCAGTAGTGGCAGATACCCCAATAATAGAACCGTTAACTCCAAGGCCATTAGCAACTGATTGTTGATTCATATTCCAAGGCTTCTCTATATTACCCATCTCTTTGGTAGTAGAGTTTAGCTTGAATTCATGGTCATCAATATAACCAGCTACTACTCCATCCTTCATACCCTCTCTAACATTACGTTTAAGTTGGTTAAGTTCTCGATTCAATCTAGCTTCGTAGGCTTGAATACTTTCGTTGGGTCTTTGGTTAGATTTTTGCATCTTAGCTTCAAGGAAACCAACCATACCACAAATCTCCATGATATGTTTGAAGTTAACCTTCATATCATTTTGACCTTTTAGGGAATCCAATGCAGGCATGAAAGGTGGAACTCCATAAGGTTCATCAGTATCATTAAACATACCGACATAGAAGTAAGTTTCTGGGTTCAGCTTAATGTAATCTTGTTGCTTCATCCAGAAATTATTGTTCTTCTGGTAAGGAGAATACACCCCATTTAATTCCCGTTTAAACTTGATATACTCTGGTTTAAGGAATAATACTGTTGCCAAACCATCAAGCTTATCATTGGGAACTCCCTCTACAGATATTGCCCCACTTACAAGAAGTTGAACAATCATTTTGTTAACCAAACCATCTATACCTGCCGTATACCGAGTCCAACCTTTAGTAGCTTCTTTGAGATGTTCTCTCATCTTAGATGCTTCGGCATCGGTATTATTAGGGAAAGTTACAGTATGACCGGTGTTAGCTAACTTAAACATATCCTGCAATGCAATGCCCATATCGGGATTTACCTTGTATAAATCCCTGATTAAAGGTATTACATCAACACGAAAAGAGGGTTCAACTATTTTAGTTAACCCTTGTAATGATGTTATTAAGTTATCGCTATCATCGTCAACTGAAACTCTACCTGGTGAGATAGGTGTAGATGGCTTTGCTTCCTTATTCTGGGAAGAATCATTCTTGGGAGGGTCCTTTTTACGGCCCCAACCCCAATTAAAATTGAAGTACTTTTTCATCTTGGTTGTACGATTACGTTAGTTTTTCCTTTCCTTATGTGATTAGTGATTGCTTTCCCAAAGATGTCATCATCGGAATATACATCACCCTCTAAGTCTACATCCACTGCAGAGTTATTTGCTCTGTGTTTACCCATTGCAACAGGTCTACCAATACCATCATAAATGAAAGTATAAGCTTCCTGAACGAAAAATGGGTCTTTGATAATTACATTATCATTTCGGATATCCTCTTCTAGGTTCTCTATTATCACTGAACGATTCTTGGTGGTGGTTAACCAACCAGGAGATTTATCCATCTCTGGTCGGCTTTTGCCCTTTTTCTTGAGCATCTTTTGATAGTAATACAAATTCGGATAACCTTCATCCTGGAGTTTAGAGGTTACTGCTAAACCAACGTCATTGGATTCTGGAGCTATCAATGCTTGATTAAATAACATCCCAGTATCACCAAGTAACTTAGCATAGGTACCCACTGCCATTCTTCCCTTGTATATACATTGTTCTTCACCTTGCTTATCCATGCAAGTAAATGAAGAGTAGTCAGTAGCTCTACCAGTTGAAACGTCAGCACCAATGAAATATTCTTTGTCATCTTCTGGTTCACAGAACTGCCTATACTGACCATTGAATCTCCTCTTTATCACTGGGTAATCACTAAGGCAGTCTTCGATAGCTTTGATGTCAGCTAAATCGAAGACTGTGTTACCTGATGATAAGAAGTCACCATCAATTTCTTGGGCAGTTCGTTTAGCTCCCAAGGCAGAAGACATTTGATTGTACCAATTAATGTCTCGTTCTGGGTGCATTTGCCAGTATAATCGAATTGGATTGAATGGGTTTCCTCCAGCAATAGCATCTACCCAAGTTGAATGATAGAAGTTACCTACACCGTAAGGAGTTGAATTGACGATAGCAGCACCACCAGTGGATAGTGTTGGAAAGGCTGCTGCCCAAATCTGAGCTGCCCACCTAACTACTGCTGCTTCGTCAATTACCAGGAGTGAAAGTGATTCAGAACGACCGGCTTCTGATGAGGTCGGAATTGATTCAATGAAAGAACCGTTATCGAATTCTATCATTGAAGCAGAACCATATTCTCCAGTTCTACCATTTATGATTGGTGTTTGTAAATACCAGGGCAAATTCTTGTACATGAATTTAATTTTCTTCAGTACCTTTTTTGCTGTGGTGTCCTTAATAGAGATGATGTTAATCTTCTTGTTAGGATGATACATAGCCAACCATAGGCAGTACATTGAAATAAGCTCTGTAATACCAGCCTGACGAAATTTCAGGATGATATTAAATCTTTCGGCAATGAAGTTATACAGAACTGATTTCTGAAAGGGGTATAGGTCGAATCTTACCTTTCCCAATACTGGGTGTATCACATTACAGAAAAGGCTAAAATAGAAAACATCTACTGAAACCCTTGAGAGATTTGCAAGCTCTTCTCGAGTTAAAGTATTTCGAATTTCTGAGATAGTCTTTGCCATATCTAAAAGTTATACTTTATTTGAAATTCGATGTCAGTACCTATCCCAGATTTTATCTTCGGATAGTAAAATGTATTGACCCCGAGTTTGTAATTAAATCTCTTAGTCTTGATTGAAAGACCAGCTCCCATATCGAAGAGATTATTGAAAGGTCTGTATTTGCCATAAACGTATGGACTAA